CCGGATCTAGGCGCACCGCTTTGTCGTAAGCATCTTGCAAATCGGTCGCAACGCCGCTCTGTAGGAGCTGGATCATCACAGGCCGTGCTTCTTCAAAATGCTCTGCCTTCTGCGAGAAATTGTTTATTTCTCCAAGAAGGGCTTGGTTTTGTAGCTGTTCTTGCTGCTGTTTCCAGCCCATCACCTCGCCGCGAACCGAATTTAGCTCGTTTTGCAAGGCGTAAAAATTTGGATCTACGGCAGTCTGTTGTTGCAAACCACCGACATCAGATAAATTTACTCCGTAACTTTGTGCAAGTCTAGCAAAATATTGGTGCTTTTCAGCAGGTTGCGAGTTTCTCAGGATGTGGTCTGCTTCCATCAAGGCTTTTACAGCCTTCGGAGCATCAATCCCCAAGCCCGTAATTGTCGGCATATACGGGGCGATTACCTCTTGCATCTGATCCGCGAACTGAGCCTTGGACCGCAGCGGCTCAATCCCCGCCTTCATCTGTTCTTCGCGCTGGTAGGCGTACTCTTTCAGCCTATCATCGGCGGTTTGCCAAACCTCGTGATAATCCTTTTTCCAGCTTGCCGGGGGTCGCTTCCAGACGGGATCTTCCTGCACCTCTGCTTCTGGAGTCGTTTTAACGGGCGTTTCGGCTTTGGCGTACTTGCCAGCATCGTCCCGCGCAGGTACTGCCGTTTCGGGATTTGCTTCGATTTCGTCAAATTGCTGGGCAAGCATCTCGCGGCGGGCATCACCGTTCTCGACTGGGACAATCTCATTGAGGTCAGACATTTTTGCTCCCTGTGGGGGTCATTTGCGGGTGAAACGAATATTATCCCTGAGCCTGGACAACACCTTGTTGGCTTGGGAATGGGTCATATTGGCAAGCTGAGACTGCAAAACCTCGCGCCGGGTGTCTTTTACGATCACGGGCTTGGATTCCATGCTTTCGTTGCCGACTTCAAAACAGTTGTGCCTTTTCAGGTGCTCCCGGTGCTGGGAGCGGCTCGTAATCATTGAGCCGTCAGCCATCGACTGATAGGGCTGGATATCTGGCTGGATCATCACGCCTTCAGCCGGGGTTCGCTCGACTTGATCTATCGGGACCCACTCACCGTTAATTGAAACGTATCTCATAAGAGCATCATCACTTCTTCGTCGTCCAGTTCGATGTGTAGGTTCCAGATCCGCTCGACCCGGTCCAAGTCGTCGAGCATCTTGTCGTAATCAATCGCAAGCAAAGTCGATGCGCGTTTCTCTGTATACGGCGCTGCAATCTCTGTCGCAACGTCTGGTCTGCCCTCAACAATTCGCTCAAACGCATAAATAATCTCGTCTTTTCGCCGCTTTTTGTCTTGTATTTCTTTTGCAAACTTCTTTTGAAGGTAATCGCCATCATGCGTATCCAGCACAACAATCGGGGTGACGTAGTCCCACGTTGCGCTGTCCCATGTGCCGACATCCCATTCGCCATTCATTATTGGACGACTTCGACCCCGATTGCTCTACCGTCCGGGCCGCGAATGATTCGTTTCTTTGCAGTTAGAGCCGTCATAATGTTTCCCATCCTGTCATTTGAGTCGTTCTGCGTCTGTGCGAGCGCTTCCTGCATCGCGCTCACTTGCGAGAGTCCCGTGCCTAGTTCTTGAGCCATACGAGCGGCGCTGGCTGTGATTGCGTCCACCAGAGGGGGGTCGCCGCCAGGGTTCGCGCCGATCCTCGCCACCGTGACCTTGGTTGCTGCCTCAAGTTCAGCCTTCCAGCGATTGAACTCGTCCTCTTGCGCGGCTTGCTGCGCTTTCATCTCCATTTCGTGCTGCATCTTCTGTTCTTCGATCTGCGCTTGCATCTGCGCGAGTTGCATATCTGCTTGTATCTTCGCTTGGTGCATTTGGGTGTCGATCTGGGCCTTTATTTGAGCGGCTTGCGAGTCTGCTTGCATTCGCATCTGCTCGCCTTGGGCCGAGGCTTGCATTTTTGCTTGCTCAAGCTGCTGCGCGGCTTGGATCTTTATCATCTCTGGGTCTTGCGGCGCGGGTTTCGGGTTCATCGCCGCTTGCTTTTGCGCTTGCTTCATCTTCTCCAGAGCTTGATCTATTGCGCCTTCGATTGGCGCGGCTTGCTTAAATGCGCCGACCCCGAACTTCATCAGTTCGACCAACATCGGAACCAACTCGGGCGATTGCTGGCCCACGGGCAACGCTTCGCGCATGAAACCGCCGAACGCGGTCAGGAATTCAACGCGATCCTTCTTGTTCTGTTGCTCGTCAAGTTGCACCAGGCTGTCCGAATCCACCTCGATCCTGAAGTTTCGCAACGGGCTTTCTTGCAGCAGCATGAGTGCTTGCGGGACGAGGGCTTGGTCTTCTTCGCTCATCTGCTCAGCAGCGGCGTATTCAAGGATCGTCTTAGGCTGAAACTTTGTGCAAATAATCTGCGCTTTCAAACGGATCAAACCACTAGCGAACAGGGCGACTTCTTCTTGCATCGAACGCAGCCGCAATCCGGCATATTGGCCCTTGATTTGCTGTGCGGTCGCTGTCTCAGACGCATGGGACGCGCCCCGGATAATATCGCTGATGCCGGTAATTTCGTAGATTTGCGCCTTAATGTTTTCCCGCGCTTGATAGCATTGGAGCAACGCGTTTGACAGAACATCCAACGGCAAGAGGTCGATGCTGCCTTTCAATCCGCCCTTCTCTGAAAACGCCATCCACTTATCGACCGGAATCAGCGCGTTGTTTTCACCCTCAGTCAGCAGTCGCTGGAGGCTGGGCTGGCTTGCGTCATAGACACCCCGAACCCGTAGAGCCTTCACAAGCCCGTCAATGCGATCTGAGAGGATATCTAGCTCGTTCGCTTGGTCTTGATACAGGATGAAATCAGGAACCGGCACAAGCGTGTCTGAGGTCGTTGTGGCGTACAACGGTTCGCAGCAGGGAAAGAATCCCTCCAGTTCTAGAGGATCGTCCCGCTCGTCGATCATTTCGGGGTTGTTCTTGCTGAACCAGTAGACCTTGCCGCTATCCTTGCACCAAAGCTCACATATTTTCGCTCGGGTGCGTTCTTTGGTCGATTGCCCGTAATTAGTCAGCGTTTCGGGGCCAGAGTCGAGCGCGATCTTCTTTCCCGCCTTTTCTCCGAACCGCTCAATAAGGGCTTCCCGGCTCATGTACACCCAGCGCCAGACACAGGTGACCTCCTCCCATGTGCGGGCTGTTGAATGACCGAAGTCCTTCCAATGAACGTAATCAGTCGGGGCGCATTCGTACTCTATTTCCTCTTGCGGCTCTTCTCCTGCGGTGTAGTCCTGGCCTTCACTCTCGTCAACGTCCTCTGTGACTTGCAGACCGTCTTCAGGGACGTCCTGCTGTCGAACGTGCGGCTCATAACGCACCCATGCCACGCCGCGCCCACCGAGGAACCTGTCCTCGACCGCGTGTTTCATCGTTGCGCGAAAGTCGGGATAATGCTCAATCTCAAAGTCCAGAGCGCGTTCAAGAAGCTGACCAGCCACGCGGCCCACTTGGTCATTGTCCCCAAATCGACGCTGGGCTACCGCTTTCGGCAGCTTTGCGTACACAGCAGGAATCAACGTCTGGACGTTCGACCAGAGGATGTTGAACTTGGCGGTTTCGTTCGTGTGCTGGCTACGGTTATCGTCGCGGTAACGCTTCACGATCTTAGTCGTTCGCGCTTCCCACTTCTTGAACTCGTTATCGTATGTCGATACGACATTGAGCCATTTCTGTACGCCTGTGCTGGTTGGTTCCATTTACATTTACTCCAAAATCTTTTTTATTTGCTCTGGGTTGATGGCTACATAGTAGTCATCACCAAACTCACCGCCCTTGATATGCACCCCGTCATACCCCTGCCTTGCAAGTTCTGCGCGAAACTTCTCTGGGTCGCCCTTTCCAGACCACGCATCTTTGTATGCTTTTGTTTTTTCTCGTCCCTGCGATTCCTGCCAAAGAGTTCGGAGTTCTTCCATGTTAGTAACGGGCATTGGGTTCTCTAACTGTAAATCTCTCTTTAATACATTCGGGCCAAACTTTTTAGCGGTTTCAGGGGTTGCGGAAAACCAATGCCCAATTTCGTTAAGGCTTTTCATGCCTTGACGACGAGCAGGGCCAATTAAACGATCAAAGGTTTCTATGTCCGGGAGATTTGTGCCGTGATACCCAATCATCAGCGGGCCAGCGTTCACCGCCGCTTGCGTAACAGCACCCATGATCTGATCCCGATTTGCGCCAGTTGCCGGGGTCGGATACGACTGCGCCATGTTCTGCCCGAACTGTTGCCAGTTTTGCGGCATTGTTTCGGCGTATTGCGTCAGCATATTTTCTGCTGGTGCGTTTTGTTTGATTGCTTCAGCCTTTCGCGCCATCAACGGATTAACGGTCGCAGGACGGCTTGCGTCCTCCAGTTCTTGCTGGTAACGCAACGCTGCAACGAGGCGGTCAGCATCAGCCATTATTTATTCCTGCTAGAGATGGCTGCGGCTTTGCTTTTTGCGTCCTCTTTGCTTGACGCGCCCCATGCTCTGAGCGCCAACGCTAGACGAGTCGGATCGCCATTCGGCTTCTGCATCGGCCCCGGCATATTGCCCATCCTTGCCAGAAACGAAGCTCGGCGCGGGTTATCGCCAGCCTTTACAGGCGCTTTGAGCGTACCGCCGGTCTCGGCTTTGTAAGACGCTCGGCCCTTGGCGTTCAGACCGCCCGCAGGGTTCTTGCCTTCTTTTCGTGTCCAGGCTGCGCTCATTTTGTGAATATCACATCCCGGTTGACCCGGTCGGCGATCTTGTAGCCCATGCCAGCCAGTAGGTTGATCGTGTCAGCGTCTGTATACCCGTATCGCTCACCAAGGCTTTTAAGCTCAAGCGTAATCACGGGCCAGCTTGCCTCTATTGTCGCAATCGCTCCGAGCAACGCTTCGTGTTCTGAGCCTTCAACATCAAGTTGCAGCAGATCGCAATCCGTCACGCCCAAGCTGTCAATCGTGATGACCTCAAACTCGTCGCCTTGCTGGATCTGGTGCGCTCCGATGTTGTCGGGCTGGATCTGGTCAATCGCTGCCCGTCCGGGTTCTTTTCCGAACGCAGCCCGCCGAGCAATGACCTTTAATTGATTCGATGTGTTTATCTGCAATGCAGCAAAGTTAGCCGCGTCAGGCTCGACCGTGAAGACGAGCGCAAATCGTTGAGCCAATGCTGCGGGGTAAATGCCGATGTTGCCGCCAGCTTGAATAGCAGTCCTGAAGCCTTTGCACAGATCCAACGACGAACCAAGGTCTGGTGCTTCTGCGAGCACAGCGAAAAAGCAATGCCTGTCTTTTTCTGGGACAGCCCAGCCGCTACGATATTGCATAGGCCACCCGATTCTGTTCCCACGGGCGCGGTTTACCGTGAAACGCCACGATCTTGTCGTTGGGCTTTAGGCCGACAGTCAGCACATCAGCCTTGAAGGACACGATGCCTTTGGTGATGTCTTGCCAATAGGTCACTTTCTTATCCCGCAGCGCCCATTCGATGTATATCTGATCGCCGCCGTCACAGTAGCGATCCCCGTCGAGGAACTGGTCGTAAAGCTCTGTGTGCGGCTTCGACCAGTACATGAGGCTGCTTTGCATCGCGTTCGGGTTCGTCTTGCCCCGATAGAAATCGCGCAGGATGACGAAATCGTGGCCCTTGGCTGCGTCTAGGATCTCAAGGCAGTCACCCACCAGAATCGTGTCCAGATCCATGTACAGGGCGCTGGGCAAGCGAAATAGCTCGACTTTCGACCACCAGCCAGCCCAATCGTTGACCAGCGGGATCGTCGCGCAATCCAAATCCATGTCGGTGAGGCAGACGAAATCCTCGCCGGGTAGGAACTTGGCACATTGAGCCTGGAGCGCGTAAACGTGCTTCGGCTCGTAGTCGCCACCAGACTTTAGGACGCAGGCAATCACACGCTGAAGATCCCGACCGCCATCACCTCGACACCCGCGCCCGTGGTCACTTTCCACGCGCCGTCAGCCGATACAGCATTGACTTCGACGTTGTACACGCCGATTCCGCTGCCGGGGCTTGCGGGGCAAACGGTATGCGTCAGGATGCCCGTGCCTGAGCCGTCAACGAGAACAACGTTGCCCGTGGCGGCTGTGGTGACCGTGCAGATCAGCCTGTGGATGTAATCGCCCTTTGCGCCCGTTGTGCCGAGCACTTGCGCGGTCTGCGAGGCTGCAACGTGCTCATATTGATATCGGTACGGATACGAAACGCCGCTCATAGTCGCTTCCTTTGATTAGATTGCTGGTGGGTCGCCCACATATCGTTCAGGGTCACTTCGTTTTCAGGGCCGACGATTAGGGGCTTGATCCTGTCGGGTGCTTTCGTTGCAGGCTCTTTGCGCCAGACGATTGAGAGCATCCGCAGCGCATCTGCGGGATGGCTCGTCCAATCGTGTCTAGGGGTCTGCCTGAACGCTTTCTTGTCTTCGTCGTACTCGCGTTGATACTGGCGCAGGGCTTCCATGCCCTCATCGCATCGCTCAGCGTCGAACCATGTCATCGGCAACATCTGGCGCACGGCTTGGATGCCGTCCTGAACGCTCAGATCCGGGACAATGGCGAGGTTGTTGATGCCCAAGTGTTCAGCCATCTGCTCGATGATCGACTTGCCGCCCGAGGCTAGGGTCTTGGCTCTGGCATCGTGCGGGAGGTAATGCTTGCCGTACCTGTAGGGCTTCGCTTTGATGACTGCGGCGAGTTCGTTGATATTCGCCCCGCTGACAGCGTAATAATCAATAACGTGGATTTCTCCCCGGATTACTTGATAGAACCAAATCGCGGTATCGTCCCTGTATCCCAGATCCCAGGCGGTATGCACAAGCACTTCAGGCTGGTAGTCCACGCGGGTGATGCGGCCTTCTTCTGCGGCCTCGCGCATCTCTGTACCGTAGAACGCGCCGAGGATTGCGGCCTCAAAGCTGCATTCGTATTCTTGATCGTACTGGTCCTTGGAAAGCTGCGCCTTGGCTGCGGCAAGCTCACCAACAGGCAGCAGTCCCGACTTGCTGGCAGGAAGCTCAAGCAGGAACCATTCGTCCTTGAGTTTCTCGGCGGTCTTGCGAATGTCCCAGAACTGGTTCTTGCCCTTCGGAGTCCCACCAAAGACCGCCCAGCCTTGACGGTCCGAAAGCGCGGGACGGATTACGTTGCCCCAGACGCTAGGCTTGAAGTCCCCAAACTCGTCCATGTAGATGCCCGAGAACCCGAGGCCACGGATTGCATCAGCGTTATCAGCGCCGAACAGCCGGATCTTGGCTCCGTTTATAAGCGTCACGGTAAGCTCTGCCTCGTTGCTGTCGGCTGAGATCGGCTGCGCGTAGTGCTTAAGATAGTCCCAAACGACTGATTTAGCTTGGCTGCGGAACGGGGCAACGAAGCCGAACAGCGGCATCGGGTCTTTGCACATGACACCAGCGCGGATGATGTCGTTGATTGCTGCCACGGTCTTCCCTGCGCGTCTGTGCGCGACCAAACACGCCCAGCGGTGTGTGCGGTTGTGAAACGGCATGAACGCTTTTCTGGGCGCATAAGGAAGGATTATTTCTCTTGCTGCCATGTGATCTTGAGTTCTTGCGGGCCACCGTCAGCGCCGGTCAATTCAGTTCTGGCGAGTTTCGGAACGTGATACTCAAGCAAGTCCGAAAAACACTTAAACGCTGCGGCTGGCCCTTGCTCTCTGGCGATCTCATCCAGCCAGCCTTGCAAGCGGTCTGCGTTGCCGTCCACGAACCGGGCAATCGCTTCACGGGCCGCAACAGTCGTTTTGTTTGCTAGTCCTTTGGGCCGTCCTGGCCCCGCTTTTCCTAGGTTTTTGAAACCGCCGCCCATCTAAAAGTTCTTTCTATAGTTCACGCCCAGACCAGTCACCCCGCCCGTAATTGGCTGGCTCTTGGGCTTGCCAAGGTGTCCTTCCACATACGGAGTCAGGGACGAGGTGCTGTCTAGCGGGACGTTGTAGGTCAATCGACCGCCGCCAAACATCCCGCCGCTGCCCTGTCCTCCGCCCCCGCCGCCAGAAAATTGAAGGTTTCGCAGGATCTTCTCGATCTCGGTTTCTTCTGGCCTATCGCCAAAATTGAGCGAGTTGCTCCCGTAGTATTTCAGGGCTTCTGCAAGGCGTTCGGAGTCATCCATTACTTAAGGTTCTTCAGCTTGTAACAGGTTGAATCAAGCAATTCAGCAATTTCATCAACGATATTCTGAAGCTCGGTGTCATCTGGCAGAACCTTGCGGATCTTGTCCACAAAGTCTTTTATCTGTTCTATGTACGCAAGTGGGCGCCTTGCAATGTGATAGTCCGATGGGTAGTCAGCAATCACTTCATATCGGCCTTGGTACGCTTCAGCCCACTTATCCACAAGGTCGATTATGGTGTCGTAGTAAACGCCGAGCGCAACGTGCTCGCTGTAACTTTTTGTTTGCAGGTGCATGAAATGCGCGTTTGTTCCCGAGTGAAACAAGACAGCGACAAACGTAGCTGCGTTTTGCGTTCTGGTCATACAAAGAATCCGAGGACTAATGCTGCGCCCACGGGCAGCAGTCCCCGGACACAACGCGTCTGGGGGGGGAGGTCTCCAGCGCGGTGGGCAGGCGCGAGGGGAGTCGCGCAAATAAGGGTTGCGGTCATTTTGTGAGGGTATTCCCTCAAAAAATAGATGTCAAGCGAGGAATTTCATGGTTTTCACGGTGGATTCAACTCCAGCCAAATCCCGGACAATTGAGCGACAACCCTTCCAAGTAGCGGCGAATTCGATCTGGTCTGCGGTTTCCTTGCCTTTTGGCATTTTGACTTCGACCAGCCAGGTTACGCCTTTGATGGCAACTAGGAGATCTGGAACGCCTTGTCCGAGGGGGGCGAGGGAAAGGACGGAGCAACCAAGGGATCGGAAGGCTTCGACCATTTCTGTGTGGTTGGTATCGGTTCGGGCGGCTCGTCGCATATTCGTTAAACCTTCTTTATCTTTTTATCCACCGGACAAGTGTCCGGGAAAAGAAAACAGGACACCTGTCCCCGGACAGTTGTCCGGGACAGACAGGGTCTTTTTTCCTAAGGGGTTGTCCTGTCTGTCCATGTCCGAAAACAGGGGTCATGTGTCCTTTTTGGAGGTTTCTGTGTCCGGCCCAGAGATGACAAAAAACACGCCATTTTCAACCCGAATTAGGTTCGCTTTTTGCGCCCAATTGAGGCTGCGCGACCATGCTTTTGCTTTAGTATCGGCGGCTTTTCCTGAACCGAGGTCGGCAAAAAAGACCTTCTTAGCGTCCCCGACAGGGGTTCCCATTTGGGCTGCTTTGAGGAATTTCCCGTAATTTGAGTCCTGGCGGGCGGCGACTGCGGCAACAAGGGCGGAGACTTGGTTCGTGTAAATGGCGGCAAGGGAGGTGATTTCGTCGCCGTCCTCGTCGTGGTCTAGAACGTGGCGGATGCATTGGAAATTCAGGTTTTCTATCTTGTCGCCGTCTTTTTGCTTGAGGCATTCCATTGTGGCGATTGGATCTTCCTTTTCCTTGAACACGCCGAACAGGAAGTCGAGGTCGGCAATAAAGGCGCTGGAGCCTCTGGGCCGCTCGTTGGTGCTGTGGCCTGTGTGATGGATGAGTAAGACGGTGCAAGCAAAGCGGGCGCGGATCTGAGCGCCGAGGGAACGCAGGTAGGCGGCGGCTTCTTCGCGCTTGTTCTCGTCCCCGGCAAAGGTCTGGGAAAGGGTATCAACGACCACCATTCTGGGTTCGATGCCGAGGTCTAGGATAGCCTTCTGGACGGCGAGGACGCTTGATTCCTCGCCCAGATTGACGGCAACGGGGCAGACGTAGAAGGGGATGGAGCCAATCGCCAGCTTGCGGTCGAGATGCCAAGCGCGGATTCGGTTCCAGAGTCCTGCGCCGCCTTCGGCTGCAATGTAGACCACCGCCCCGCCCCGAGTCTTGCGGTCAAGCCACGGGAGGCCGTGAGCCATGTGGAGGCCGAAATCTAGGGCAATGAAGGATTTGTATGTGCCGGAGGCTCCAAAGAACATTCCTATGGAATTGTCCGGGATAACGTGCTTGACGAGCCATTTCAGGCCGGAGGCGCGGTCGCGGAGTTGGTCGAGGTTGAGGATGAGTCCGTCAGGGTTGAGTGGCTCACTAGATGAGCCTGTGCGTTTTATGGTCAACGGATTAACCCAACCCACGGCCTGGGCGCGGGAGAACAGGGTTTTGATGGTTACGCCCGCCTGTCGGTTGCGCCCAAAAGACACCCACTTGGCCCGTTGCAGTTTGTGGTCGAACTTGCTGGAATCCTGCGACCAGTTCACCCAAGTCTGATAGGCGGCATTTCCGAGGCCCGTGGCATGGAGGGCCATGCCCGCCTCGATCCATTGATGATATTCGTCTGCGTCGAGGTGGGAGAGGGCATCGGCGGCTTCTTGAAGCTGGACGGGGAGGGTCACGATTCCGAGGTTGGGCGAATTGGGCGAAATGTTTCCGCCCAGAGGCTCGAGCAGCATCCTTTCCAGCCAAACGGGGGCTTGTGCGGGCATGAACCCTTGGAGTGGGTCTAGACCATCGTCCCAAGCATAGCGCCGCCCTGAGTGGTGTATGGAGGGTTCTGCAACGATATATCCGTTGGCCTTAATATCAATCCCCGGCCCGAGCTTGCCACGGACGCGGGAGATCATGGCGGGGTCAATCCTGACCAGATAGTGCTGTCCGTTTCCGGTGCGCTGGGTTGGGGTTTCGGGGAGTTCGCCGTTCTGGGCGAGAATCTGCTCCCAGGTCAGGTGACCGAGATTTCGGGTGTCTATGTCGATCGCAACGCACCCGGCATCGCCCATTGCGAGGCCGATGTTTGCTTGAGGCCATTTGCTCCACCATCCCCGGATGGTCATTTCGTCGTTGCTGGCTTCTTGTGCGCCGTGCAGGGTAAGTGGATGTTTTGCGGGCGTTCTGCATTCTTTATCGCCGCAAGAGCAGATGCCGGACTTGATGGTGTGCAGGGGCAGGACGCGAAAGCCGCGCTCGGCGTACTTGAGGGCCGCATCCATCAGCACTTTTGGATGGATCTCCAAGACTGTATTTGTTTCATCTGCCATATGAATGCTCCCGCTGATGACATCGTTCGCAGAGGGAAACCAAATCCTCTAATGCCTCGTTGAATATTCGCTCATAGGTAATGTGATGAACATGAACCGCATCGTCCCCGCAAGAAACGCATTTCCAGTTGTCTCTGTCCATTGCCCCCATCCTTTTTTTAGCCCACTCAGCCGATTGCAAATAATTGGCGTATTCGTCTTTTCGCTCTGCTTTTATTTTTTGATAATGGTTAGAACGTATTTGATCGAAGAAAACGTAGTCATAGTCGATGCAATCTTCGTACCGCACATTCCTATAAGGAATCCATGAACCAACATCAAAACCACAATCGAGGCATCGAACAATGTACATCCAAGACCCTCGACTATTCTCTTGCTGGGTAAGAACGCGATTGATTGTTAAGCACCTACAGTTGCTCATAGATACCCCAAACTATTTGGATTTCTTTTTCTTGTACTTGGCCTCGTCCACGACGAGCTTCCCCGCGGTCATCACCTGGAGCCGGTACGCTGCACCTCGAGCAACGTACTGTCCCCAAGCGTAGACCGCCTGCCTGCTGATCCCCAGAACGTCAGCGATTGCTCGCCGACTCCCAAAATGTTGCACCGCGTCAAGTGTTTTCATGTCAGCACAATATACCCGATAAATTTATTTGTCAAAAAGAGTTGACATGACAAGATTACTTGAATTACTATGAGTCATCGAAGCAAACAACAGGGGCGACAAAATGACCAACGAAAAAGCAATAAAGTTTGAAGTAAAAGCAGCACGGTGGTTGCACGAAGCAAACCTCGCCTCTGAAAGCGGCAAAAAAGAACAAGCCGAAAAGCTCTACGAAAAAAGCCAGTACTGGCACGACAAGATGAACCAAGCACTTGGCAATACTTGATTCCTCTGCCCCTGCTTTGCGGGGGCTTAGGAATACGCAGCCAGAGCGAGTCTGGCACCGAACGGAGAAAAATCATGACACATATCAGAGCCGAGGATTGGATACGCGAGTTGGCGAAGGCGGTTCAGAACGAGCACCTGACGCAGAATCAAGCGAACGACGAAGTATTTGCGGAAATGGAAACCGGCGACCATGACGCTGCGACCGAGCGGATGTATTTTAATTTCACGCGGAGCGCAGCATGAGCACACAGAACGAAGCACACGGGGACGAAGACACGCGCCGCGAGTTGACGGAAAGGGAGTTGGAGTTGGCGCTTGAGGAGATTGTCGAATGCGTCCTCGACCACGGTGGCTACCCGGCAAACGGTCGCCGCCAGTTTGATTTGTACGAATACTTAATTGAAAACCGCGATCCCAGCTACGCATGGGAAATGTACGTTGCTTCGATGAGCAGCAACACTCGTGCGCTCGAGAATCGCATCGAGCGTGAACGCGCCTCAGTCGAGGCGATGCTCATTAATCATTTGACGGGCTCCGACCTGGTGTCTGACCTTGCCAATCAACGCGCATCGGAAGACGAATGAGCATCTCGGAAATCGTGTCTTACGCTTGCGCGATCGGCGCGGTAATTTGTTTCTTAATCTTGATCTGGGGAAATTAAATGGCAATCGACCTTAAAGCAATCCGCAAGAACAGCGACTTTATGCCGCCGAGGATCATGCTGTACGGCCCGCACGGTTTGGGTAAGACAACGTTTGGAGCCAGCGCCCCGGCCCCGATCTTTATCTTGACGGAAGACGGTCTTGGTCAATTGGAAGTCGACCACTTTCCGCTTGCGACCAGTTTTGAGCAGGTGCAGGAAGCCCTTGCCGCGCTCCAAGGCAAGCACGAATTCCAGACGGTGGTAATCGACAGCCTTGATTGGCTGGACAATCTGATCTGGGAGCAGATCAATACGAAGTATGACGCGAAGGATCTGGCTTACGGCAAAGGCGCGGTCATTGCTGCCGATTACTGGCGCAAAGTACTGGACGCGCTGAATGGGCTGCGGGCTAAAGGCATGGCGACCGTCATGCTGGCCCATTGCGAGATCAAGCGGTTTGACTCGCCAGAGGTTGAACCGTATGAGCGTTATCAGCCAAAGCTGCAAGCCAGGTCGTCGGCTTTGGTGCAGGAGTGGGCGGATTGCGTGTTCTTCGCCAACTACAAGACGGTGGTCAAATCGTCTGAAGTCGGATTCAACCAGAAAGTTACACGCGGGATCACAACGGGTGAGCGGCTTATGTATACGTCCGAGCGCCCTGCGTACCTTGCAAAGAACCGCTATTCGCTGCCGGATGCCTTGCCGCTGGATTTTCAGGCATTTATGACAGCGATATCGGCAGCAGCAGTAAAGAAATAAAACCAACCAACCAAGGAAAAAGCAAAATGGCAAACCTTAAAACGCTCCAACTTCCCACAGACGTTGAGCCAACGCAGTCGTTTTCCCCGCTTGCGGCGGGACGGTATGAGGTCATCATTACGGACAGCGAACTGAAGGACACTAAGGCCGGCACAGGCCAGTACCTTCAGTTTACGTTTGAGGTAGTGGGCGAGAAGAGCACCGGACGCAAACTCTGGTCGCGGCTCAATCTGGCAAACCCGAACAAGACCGCAGAGGAGATCGCGCACAGGGAACTGGCTGCGATCTGTCAGGCGACGAAGATCGAATACCCGCCGGAAGACTCGGAGAACCTCCACAACATCGTGTTGTTTGTAGATGTGGTGCAGGAGAAGAACCCGGTGAACGACAGCATGACCAACCGCATCAAAGGCTACGCCCCGGCGGAATTGTTTGAACCCGCCGCCAAAGCGCCGCCCAAAGCGGCTCCGGCTGCACCCGCCCGCCCGTGGGCGAAGAAGTAATCATGACCATGCTGCCGGAGCGTCAGAACTCGACCGTCACCGCGATCTTCAAGCACTACGAGAAGGTTGCGGAGGCGGGGCAGCGCCCGCACTTGGGCGCGTCCGAGATCGGGCAGGAGTGCGAACGGGCCTTGTGGCTGTCGTTCCGCTGGGCCAAGCAGCCCGATTTCGATGGGCGGATGCGTAGGCTGTTTGAAACCGGGCAAATGGCAGAACCGCGTCTAATCCAAAATCTGCGGGACATTGGGGTCGAGGTATCAGACAGGGACGAGGAAGGCAACCAATGGCGGTTCAAGGCCATCGGTGGGCATTTTGGCGGGAGCATGGACGGCGCTGCGCTAGGGTTGCCGGAAGCACCCAAGACTTGGCACGTTCTGGAGTTTAAGACCGCAAACGCCAAGAGTTTTGCGGCAATGCAAAAAAAAGGGGTAAAGGACTCCAAGAACCAGCATTGGGTTCAGATGCAATTGTATATGGGTTGGGCCGGTCTTGACCGGGCGATGTATATCGTGGTGAACAAAGACACAGACGATATTTATGCTGAGCGGATTGAAGCTGATCCGGCGGCGTTCAAGGCGGCGTTGGCAAAGGCCGAGCGGATTATTAGTGCGCCGGAACCAGCGATCCCGCTGGGCGAGACTGCGGCGGCGTTTGTGTGCAAGTTTTGCCGGTTCAAGGGGCAATGCCACGAGACGGAAGCCCCGCAGGTTAACTGCCGTACCTGCGCCCACGCAACCCCAGAACTGGGCGACGATGCCCGGTGGAGTTGTGCGGAGCACAAAAAGGATCTGACGGTAGACGAGCAACGGGCAGGATGCCGTGACCACCGGCACATCCCTGTCCTGCTGGGCCGGTTTGCCGAACTGGTGGACGCAAACGAAAATAACCTGCTGACCTACAAAAACAAGCTGACCGGAACCGAGTTTCAGCAGCCGGTTTACGGGAGCCAGGAGATTACAGATTGCCAAGATAAGCGGATGCTGGGCGACGAGTTTACGACTTCAATCAAGATTGAGATGGATGCAACGATTGTTCCGAATTCGGCGTTTGAGGGGATGACGGACGATATCCCGTGGGTAAATGGCGAAATGATTATCACAGGAAGCAAACAATGGAAAAAGTAATATGACTGCCGCCGAAGCAATCCGCAGGGCCGAGAGCATAGTCCTGAAGGACTACCAGACGTTCTCTACCGCCGAGGCAAGAGAGATCATGGCTGGACTTCTTGAAGCACTAGACGCGAAAGCATTGGAGGCGAAATGACCCAAGCAGAGAAGCTGCAAGCCGCCATCGAATGGCTCGACAACCGCTGGGTTTTGCATCCTGAGAACCGAGTGCCAAAACTCAAAGAGCCGCTACCGGAGGTTTTTACTTGGACTCCGAAAGTACTGAAAAAAGGAGCGAAGAAATGATCGAAGTCAAACTGTTCGGCCCGAAAGACGATCAATGGGCCGTGATAAGCCTTGGAAGCCAATGGCTAGCGACAACCAGAGCAGTTTACGCAGATGCAGTCAAGGCCGCGATTGCGGAAGCGATTGCCAAGGACAGCCAGCAATCAGACGCGGCACAGGGCCGCGATTAGGAAGGGGAACAACATGATCGTAATCAAGATAGATGTTCTCGACGGGCGCGGAGCCATTGATGTCGCGGTCAGCGCAGCCAACGCAGACCGACTCCGCAAGTTCGTCAACGATGCAGATCCGGCGTTCGTGGATCAAGAGCGATGGGTAAAGGTCAGGGGTTTGATGACCCACGAAAGTAGCGGCCCGAATGTCGGCTGGACGATCGGCATGGTGATGCCTGGGGATGATCCAGACGAGGCGATCGACGAGTACCGCGTAGATCCGCTCAAGTGGTCAAAAGCCGCTGGCGTGGAGGAATTCTAGTGGCTGCGACCTTCGAGGGGACGAACATCCGCGCAATAGACCTGTTTGCCGGGGCTGGCGGGTTTACGACCGGCGCAGAAATGGCTGGCTGTCAGGTTGTATGGGCGGCAAACCATTGGCGCGAGGCCGTGGACGTACACGCCAGAAACCATCCAGGCACCGTCCACGCCTGCCAAGACTTGCACCAGACCGACTGGACGACCGTACCCGCGCATGACCTCTTGCTGGCTTCCCCGGCCTGTCAGGGTCACTCTAGGGCGCGAGGAAAGGAGCGGGCGCACTATGACGCTCAGAGGTCTACGGCGTGGGCCGTAGTGAGTGCCTGCGAGTATCACCGCCCCGCCGCCGTGGTTGTGGAGAACGTTCCCGAGTTCGCCAAGTGGACGTTGTACGAGGCGTGGTGTTCGGCAATGGGTGCGTTGGGCTATGCCTTGGCCCCGCAGATCCTCGACGCGGCAGACCACGGAACCCCGCAGAACCGCCGCCGCCTGTTTATTGTCGGAACGCGCTCCAAGCATCCCATCGAACTGCGCCTAGACAAGCAACCGCATATCCCGGCTAGCAACGTGATCGACCTCAACGCCGGGGCATGGTCCAAGGTTGACCGAGAAAACCGGGCGGAGGCGACCCTTGCCCGCGTGAGGGCTGGCAGGCTGGCCCACGGCGACCGATTTCTGATTGCCTACTACGGGAACGAGCATGGAGGTCGCTCTATTGACCGCCCCATCGGAACCATTACCACCCGCGACCGCTGGGCCGTGATTGACGGCGACCGTATGCGAATGCTCACCAAAGACGAGAACCGCGCCGCAATGGGATTTCCGGCGGGCTACAAGCTGCCGGAACAGCACCGGGCGGCAGTACATATGCTGGGTAACGCCGTGCCGCCAAAGATGGCGCGGGAAGTGATCCTGGCGCTTAAGGAGGCAGCATGAACCCGAATCCAATTATCGAAAGGCTGGCCGATCTTCGCAGATTCCTTGTGCGGCAGATTGACGGATCGCCCGAAACCCGTTCCCGCGACCAATCGGTAACGGCGCACATTTCGGCGGTTGACGCTGCCAGCACGTTCATCGAACTCGACGATCTGTCGAAAACGATCTGGTTTGATGCGGCGGCGCAGCTACCCGACGACGAAACCACGGTCTTGATCGCGCTAGACGATGGCGAGGTCTGGACCGGGTATGTAGACGGCGACGAATGGCTCTATGTGAGCGGCGACCCAATGGAAGCGAAAGTTACGCATTGGCAGCATTTGCCCTGCCCACCTTTGAGGGTAGCCGCATGAGCCATACGTCCCCTGCCCCACTGGAACGCCTACCTAGAGGTGTGAGATGAAATACGACAACATTGAAAAAGTGAAACAGTTGGACTTTGACCGCCTTGATATGCTGATGAGCGAACTACTCGGTGCGTTGAAAATCTACGCGCAGAACATTGGTAAGACTGAATCTGATTTACACGATGCGATCTGTCGTGACCTGATCCTGCCTTGCGTTTATCTGCTGGCGGAGTTTCTTGAGTCTGTGAAGATTGGTGAGGAGGAGAACGGTGGCTAAACTAGAAGACTTGCGCGAGTGGCTGCTGTTGCAGATAGACGGCAGCGAGGAAACTCGCGGCGATGACGGTCTGATAAGCGGATTCATCCGCCAGATCGACGCGCTGCCATCGGAGACGGGGCCGATCCCGCAGTCCAAGACTCAAGCGAAGCGGTTCGCCGCGCAGATGGTGGAGCCTCGCGGATGCCCGACACCGGGGGCTTGCTCAGCCGTGGAAGAGCTTTCCGACCTCAAGCAGCGCCTCCTCCCGCAGTTCGCGGGACGGGCTGAACGGGCTGAGCATGAGCGGGACGAGATGCACAAAAAGCTGATCGAGGCAATAAACCGTGCGCTAGAAGTCGCGGCCCGAGTAGCCGACGAAATGACACGGGATGTGTCTGGTGGATCGAATGTCGGGAAGGCAATCCGCAACCTCAAGGTGTCCACATGAGCAACACGCCGAGAACGGATGCCGCAACGGTCAGGATGGAGCGGCTCGACGGCGATATTGACGAGGTTGTGTCTGCCGATTTTGCCCGTACCCTTGAGCGCGAGAACGCCGACCTGCTGGAGAAACTTCGGGCGGCGACAACGATGCCATGCGCCCCATGCGCCCCATCCGCAACGGGAGAGCCAGTAGCGTGGTGCGTTGGGTACGACGATCCCCGCGCAGGGCGTATTCATTCTGACGCGACGATGAATTTGCCGCAAGCAGAGGCGTTGGCGGAACGCAACAACCTCGCGTTGGTGCCGCTCTACGCGCAAGCGGCCCCCGTGGAAGAAAGAGCGCCGGTCGATCACGGCTATGACCGCACCGCGTCCCTCGCCGAAGGGCGGTACGTCTGCACCTGCGGAGCCTGTACGAGCGCTCCCCTACGCGATGGGAACAACAAATGAGTTACGCACGTTGGACGGAGGACTGCGATGTGTATTGCTATGCAGATGTTTCTGGCGGATACACGACAATGGTTTCGGACAAAGGGCCACCGTGGGCATACAACGATCCAGACTTACCTTCGTTCCTTGCTCGTTTGGAGGCGCTTAAGGAAAACGGCCTGCTAGTTCCCAATGAATTGATCGACGGACTGCGCGAGGATGTGGCTACTATTGCAAAGTGGGAGCGCCGCGTGAAACCGTGGCCCGATTGGATGCTTTGGATGATGTTTGTCCTGTGCCTGGTCGCCAGCATTGGCATTGCTTTGATTTGACGTTGCGGGATCTGCTCCTATCACCCGCTGCGTTTTGGCGGCTGGCTCTTGCACAGGTCAGCCGCCATTTTTTTACGCCAGATCAGCGGGGAATAAACGCGTCCCGGTTTTGTCGATAATCAGCGCCATGTGCCGGGGTTCTGCCGGCAGAGCGGGGATGCTGATATGCGTCCAGCTGTCAAACTCTTTGATCAATTGGTCATAAGACAGCCCAGAGGCCCGTACAGCCCTCACCACAGCGTCAGGACTCATCCCCGGCACTCTGATATCGGCGGCGCAACCAAGCCTGTGCTGGCTCCTGTCAGAGCTTCCTACGGCATCATTGACCGCTTTGCTGCGGAAGGCAGAGTTGATTACCACCACCCTGCCGCCTAGCACCTCCCGAACTTGCTCGAGGAACGCCGCCAGCCGGTGCAGATTGGCTAGGGCGGCGGGATCTGGAGTGTTGTCGAGTGTCCGATGGTCGGTGCGGGTTAGTTCAGCTAAGCTGAAGTGCGGGGTCACTTGTTGCCGGGATCGGCCTTAACCGCGCCGCCAAGACCCAGCGCCACCGCCAGCCCTTGCGCCAGCATTTGGTACTGTACCGGCACCATCGGGATCACGACCATCGCAACCACTCCCAGACCCGCCATCGTGCTTGCCTCGCCAAACCGTTTTCTGAGCCAGCCCATGATTATTTTCCTTTGAATGCAATGTCGCCGCCAACGGGGTTTGCGGCTCCAACCGGCGCGGCGGTGAACGCGGTTGTGCCTGGTGCTACATGACCGTTATTCCACGGTGATTCGTTGATCGGGCCGTAGCAGTTGGCAAGCTGCACGTTGTTTACTTTCTTTGCTTGCTTGTCGCACAGGAACGACCATTGGTTGCTCATGCCGCCACCGGGTTCAGTAGAGGTCACAAACGATCGCGGGGTCATCGGCACAACCGCCCAACTGGGCGCTTGCGGGTACTCGGTGACGGTTGAGAACAGCGACCAAACTTTGCCAGCCGGGGCCTTGCAGCTACCCTGCATTAGTTTGCCGTTGGCTACGGCTTTGCCGGTCAGCACCGGACAGACCGCCATGCCCTCTTGGAATTCCTTTCCCTCGACGCGGATTGTCTTGCCGGTCGGGACGCTGGCAGAGGCCGCGCACAAGGCGAACTCGCCGTTGCAGATCATCAGTTCTGTGGCAAACACGTTGACCGGCAGCAGCAAGAGAAGGAGCAGCTTTTTCATCATAGTCCTTTGATCGTCAGGTGCAGCAGCATGAGGATGATTGCACCCGCAACGCTGATGCCGATATGTTCAATCCGTTTCAGACGGGCGTTGATGGTGTCGTAGCGCAGTTCGCATACAGCCTCATGCGAGGTCAGGCGAACGTCGAGTTCGTTGGTTGTAGCCATCATTCTTCTTTGACTACGGGTTTGGACAACTCATCAATCCTACGCCCAGCCGCAGCCAGCAGCGCACGGAGATGCACGACCTCATTCAAAGCTGTGTCCCGCTGCATCTGTACGGCTTGCACAATGTCCTGCGGTTCGGTTTTCAGTTCTTCGCTCACGGTGTGTCCTTACGGGTGGGAGTTTTTGTAGGATTGGAAGTCGGCGGCGAGTTCTTGAATGGCTTTGACAAGCAGCGGAACGGCATAGCCATAGTCCACGCTCCAAGTGTTTATTTCGCCATTTTCATCAACATCGGTTAGCGGTTTGTTAACCAGCCACGGCGTAATTGGCTGAACCTGTTGAGCAATCGCCCCTGTCCACACTCCGCGCATATTGCGGTTGTTTTCGCATTGATCGCTAGGGTCGTTCCAAGTGTGATCGACAATTTCCCATTGATTTAGAAGGTCAAGGGCATTGCGAGTTGTCGGAACAATGTTGTCTTTTAACCGTGCATCAGAAATTGTCGTTATCGACTGGTTGCCGATATAAGTGGTGGTTGAAGACGCGCCACTAGATGCTTGCGATATTTGCCCCGCTTGTGCTCCTGCTGCACCGAGAAACAATCCTCCAGCGGTTCCAACCCCTTTAGACCAAAAATATGCGTCCGTTGTTGCGTAACCCGTCACGCCGAGGGTGCCGGGGATGGTTACGGCACCTGCGGAATCAATGGTCAGCCGTGTTACCCCGTTCGTCCCAAGCATTAAGGGAAACGCATTCAATGTGCCAACGTTTAGCGCGTACTGAGTTGACCCAGTAAATATGTCACCACCAGCCGAACGAGAAATCGCAATAATGCCGCTGCCGCCAAGATTTTTTAGCGCCAGAGAAGCGTACCCATCTGCGAGGGCTAGCGTCTGTAACGTTAAATTAGCAAGCGAGTTAGTCTTGCTAATCGTCATTACGTCTGAAGCATTGATCGCCGCCATCGTGCTGGTGCCGGTCACGCCGAGGGTAGTCCCCACCGTAGCCGATCCTGCCATTGCTACGAGACCGGAGGCGTTGATCGCCGCAGCGGTCAGAGTGCCGGTGGTCGTCGGGGAGGCGCTCATCATCACCGAGCCGGTGCCCGTGATCGCGTTCGACACAAGACCCTTGCTGCCGTCAGAGAACACAGCCTGCGATGCGGTTAGCGAGGACAGGATCGGCTGGGCGGTTAGGGTGGCGACTCCGGTGACGGCTAAAGTTGTCCCAACAGTCAGCGCACCCGAAACCGTCAAATTAGTAAAAGCGTTTGCGTTGATTAGCTGAAACCGCGTCCCGTCATATTCAACGATTGCCATCTGACCAGAAACCAGAGCGCCAGCAGCCAGAGCAACCGCACCTGTTCGGGTGACAGCTTTTGCACCAAGGCCGTCAATGTTCAGCGTAACCGCAGTCGTGTTAGTACCCGCAGCAACGAACGAAAACTGTTGCCCGGTCGCATAAGCCGTCAGCGTCTGCACTAGAGTGCCGGTAATCGTGTCAGCACCTGCAACCGTTATTAGCGTTGCGACAGGAGCGTTCTGAAGCTGCCCGAATTGCGCCGCGTCCGTAGCCGAGGTTCCAGCGCCCAGGCCGGTGAGCTTAAAGCCGCCCATCGGGATATTGGCTGTCGGGACGGTCTGCCCGTCCTTCGTCATCGCTGTGGTTAGTCCAGAGGCCAGATCCGCTGTGAGCGCGTTGAACGCGGTCGTGGTGATCGTCGTACCGGGGACAACAGGCTGACCCGCGCTGTTGATGAGAAACGTACCGCTGCCGTTATAGCTCATGATTAATTCCTATCCATAGTTTCAGAAAGAACGCGGGCAAGACCTGCCCCACCTGTTTGTCCTGCGGCGCGAATAATTTCTTCTCCTTGTCCTGCTTTTTTTAACGCCTCTGCTAATGCTTTTGGATTTTGCAACAATCTTGCAAGCTCTTGCTCGTTCATTTTAGAAATTTTTGCGAGTATTGTTTCTGCCGCAGCCCCACCAATAGCTCCTGCCGGTGTCAATGAAGCAATCCCGCTCCTAGCTACCCGTCCCAATGCACTCGACCCTCTTTGGGCCGCAGCAGCATTTCCTGCGGTCGCGCTTCCAATCATGCCTTGCGCCTTCATGCTTGAAGCCTGATCTGCAAGGTCTTGCTGGAGGATGTTTATCCACGCCCTGTCCGTTGGAGTCAATTGATCAAAAGTTTTACTTCCGAACATTTTCTCCCCTTCTTTTTTTGCCAACCTGCCTACAGTAGCTGGCGCAGGGGATGCGCCCATACTCTGGGGAACCACACCCTCTCCGAGGCCACCTCTAAGGCTAGATTGAATCTTTTGCAATGCAGAACCGGACGCAATTTCTGGCGACAAAGCCTTGTATTTCGCCATGTACTCGCCATAGCTTCCGCCGCTTACAGTATCCAGCGCATCGTCAATCAGCCTTACCAATTCCATGCGCTGAACTCGCGCGCCTTTCAAAGACGCGCCCAATTGGTCGTTCATCCCCTTGGGGATGTTTTCTGTCATCAATTTTCTAACTTCGTACAATTGCCCTGGCGTAACTTTATCAAGATTTTCATCAAGCCAATTTGCCATGCGTTGCACATCTTGGTTCGGCTTTGTGCTTCCGGTACGCAGTTCATTGATTTTTTGTTTTATTGGCAGCAGAACGCCAGAAGGAACGCCTTCACTATTTGCCATAGCAGACGTTATATCCCCAGCGTTCAATGCTTCGTCGCGCAACGCTGTTGTTTTTATTTCCCTTTCTGCTCTTAGAGCAGCATTTGCAGATGGGTCTGCCCTTCTTGCTAATTCTTCCCAACGTGCTTGGGCGTTTGCTACATCAACCGGCGACCACAAACCGCCTTCTCTAGTCCTAGAGCCAAGCTCCCATACTTTTAGCTCGGGATTTCCTGAAACCATTGCAGAGGTTGGATTGACCCCGTATCCCCTCGCTGGATAATTATCGTTTGACAATAGTTCTGCAAGTTTTCTAGATTTTTCTGTTCCAACATCTTCGATTATTTTTTCTGCTATGCCAATTTCTCTACCTGTTCCTGTTATTTGCCTTCTTGCGCCTTGCATAGATGCAGTTATGCCGGTTGGGACAGCAGATCCTGCTGCACCAAAAGCAGCAGCGCGAGAACGGTCTTCCCAGTTCCCCGGCTCTGTAATTGCGCTCAATGCGCCACCAGTAAGGGTAGCGTCTGCAACCGTGCCAGTTCTGCCCAACTGCAACGCAGACGGGACTTTCCCACCAACAGCGCGAATGCTTGGAGCAATAACCTGTGCGCCCACTCGTCCCGGCAATATTGAAAAAGGAATTGCAGTACCAATGCCGCCGCCAATTTGCGCGGGGATGGTTGATTCTTGCAATGCTTTGTTTTCCTCTATTTCTTGAGGGGAAACATCTCCACCAAAGAATTGTTTTATCCCTTGCACAAGTCGCATTGCACCAGCACCGGCCCCTGCATAACCTTGTTGTACAGGGGTTTCAATCCTCATTTCGCCCCTAATATCACCGGGTAATCGCGCTTGGCTGGACTGAAATGCTGTGTTCGTAATTTCAGGATTGTTAGAGCCAAGAATCCGTTGCATCGCAAGTGTGTATTCTTTTACAAGAGCAGGATTATTGGCATTAACTGCCGCCTCAATTGCTGCCTCAAGGGGTCTAAGCTGATCTAGGATCGGATCTTTCATTGCGCCCTCGGTATAGGAATGTTGTTTTTCTGCATAAATTCAATTGCCGCAGGAGAAAAATTTGTTCCGACTTTTGGCTGTCCCAGAGGCGGTAAATCTGGAACGTTGCCCCAGTATTCAAGGTTTTGAAATTTAGCTTTTTCAGCGCGTTTCATTTTTTCGTTATGTTGTGAAACATCATTTCGCGCTTGTTTATCAAATATGGTTAACAACGCATTTAATTCAGAAGGAAGCAAATTTTGTACGCCAGATTTTGCTTTCATCAAAAGCTCGCGTTCGCCTTCTGTGATTGCGCCTTGCCCTCGCATTGTTGAAGCGCCAGACAAAGCAAGATCAGAAAGCCCTTGGATAACTTGCTGAGTTTCGACCATGCTTTTTTTGTTTCCGGGGCCAAACGCAGATTCGCCTACTCGTTGCAGCCATGTTGCCGCAGTTGCTCCGGGACCAAGGATTGCTTTGTTGGTTTCAATCGCCCCATGTATTTGCTGAATTGTTTGATGCCTTTTTTCTGCATTTTTTGCTATTTCCAGCGATTCGCTAAGCTCTTTCGGAATCATTGCCATTGTGGATTCCGCACCTTTTTCCATGCCCTTGAGTTCAGCCGCGCCGAGAGGTTTGGGAGATTGCATGTTAATGCCGCCCGGCGTTCCAACGCCGATATTTACCTTCATCCCGATGCGATTCGCAACGCTGGATGCAAGCTCTGCGGTTTTCGCATCCGGCGCGGTTTGCGTAGCAAGGGCGCTGGCTATGTTATTCGGCAAGCGAACCTTCTGATCTGTACCGGGAATGGTAAATTCAACCAACGTGGCTTCTTGAGCCGCCAAACGACCGCTGGGGTCTAAGACGCGCCGCACTCCTTCAGGCGAATCTATCGGAATCTTAGCCGCAGTAAGTTGTTGCTGTAGGTCAGATGGTTTATTCGCAGCCGACAATGCCTTAAACAGTTCAGGGCCAAACTTGCCAGCACCAAGCAAAGATGTTGGCGGCATCCACGAAGGAATCGGGCTTTGCGAGGCAGCTTGAGGTTGATCGGTAGCGAGCACCGTCCCAGAACCAACAGCAGCACCTGGCGTTGCGTCAGGAGTGCTTGGCGCTGTTACTTGCGGTTTTCCGTAGTCGCGTAGAGCGCGAGTCAATGCATCCATATCGAACTGGCTTCCAATTCGTTGAGTAGCCATCGGCCCTACGATTTGCTGGGCCAGAGGATGTTTCATTGAAATGGCTAAAGCGCGATACGGATCTGCTTTTTGAGCGGGAATTTGTGCCGGTGCTTGGGTTCCTTGATCCGCCATTTGTTCCCGTTCTTGCGGGTCAAGAACAGCAGCACGAGCAGGAGTATCTTGCATCGCCTCAAGGCTGCGGCGAATAGCGTCTTGCCCTTCGGACTGATACCTTTCGCCCAGCGCCTTCTGCTCCTCTAGCCCCTTTTCCTGCATCTGCATTGCAGTAAAGCCTTGCAGCATCTTTGCGAGGCCCGCAGTCACAGGACTCCGCGCTTCGATGCCCTTGTAGCTATATCGCTCAGTCGGCTGAAGCGATTGCGCTTGAAGCAGTTCAGCCATCTTCTGCTGCTGGGCGAGCTTGTTCAGATCCGCTTGATACGGACTCGGCAAGTTAAAGGAGTGCGTTGCGTTTTGAATACCGTAATCAGCCATTTTCAAGCCTCGTAATTCATGTATTGCGAAGCGGGGTCGTACATCGTTGACCTATCATCAACAGGGGCTTGCTCATACGGTGAGCGTTTCATGTATTTCATCATTTCACTCAATCCGCCCATCATGCCAGCAGATGACGGTGAACCCATCGGCCCTTTGTATCGCTGATACGGGCTGGCTGAGTTCTGCAACAGCGCAGCCAGGGCCATGCGCTTCTCGTCTGGATTGAAGTTGTAGAGTTCGTTCATTGCAGCATCCCGTAGTCAACCTGCATAAATCCAGACGGGTGAACCGACACGGCATTCGGCATCACGTTCAGAACTTCGTCAGCCATTACGCCACGTTCACGATTTCCGAAAATGTCGTATTCGTAGATGCCGATTCCGAGCGGATGTGTACCAACGTGTTCAATGTTTGATTTCAATCGACGGTCGCTAAACCTAGCCGCCATCAACCCCGCACCAGCGAGGTTGTACAGCCCTGCATTTTGAGCGTTTACGTTAGAGGATTGAATCCCGTACTGATCCATTGCCGCTTGTCCAGCAGCCTGTGCGCCTGCCATGACCGGAGCCGCAGCGATGTTGCTGCCTTGGTAGCCTTGAAACTGTGGCATCTGGATCTGCGATCCACCCATGAGACCGGTGATCTCATTGAGCGGCTGATTACGCAACGCAAGCTGCTGTTGCAAACTTTGTTGCTGAGCAGTATTGCCAAACTGACCACCTTGCAGCAACTGGTTGAATTGCTGATTCTGCGCGGCAAGTGCGGCTTGCTGCTGCTGCAATGCAGCCTGCTGATTCTGGGTAATAGCTTGGTTGCCCAGTTGCTGCTGCGTAACATTTTGCCCGAACCCTTGTTGCTGGGCGGCAAGCTGGGCTTGCTGCTGAGACAATGCGGCTTGCTGGTTCTGACCGACTGCTTGATTCTGCAAGCCTTGCACACCCATATTTTGGTTGTAAAGCTGTTGGGCCGCAGCGTTTTGCGCTTGCTGAGCCGACAAGCCTTGATTGAAATTCTGCCCAATGGCGGCATTTTGTGCAGCGTTTGCGGCTTGTCCTTGCCCGAAATTCTGGGCAATGCCAGCGTTTTGCAATTGCTGGGCAGTCACACCTTGCCCAAAGTTTTGCCCAACCGCTTGGTTGCCAAATTGCCCCGCTGCCAATGCTTGGTTAAACCCTTGCGCGTTTGCGGCAGTATCCAGACCGATCCCTTGTAAAGCGGCCTGGCTTAGCAAGTCGTTCTTTTGCTGATTTTGCGAAAGCATGGCGTTTTCATACGCTTCGCCGCCAGCGACCAGACCTTGGTTCGCAAGCCGCTGTCGCATTGCTGCATCAGACTTCTCTAGCTGCGGAGCCAGACGGCTCATAATTGCGTTTTGGCCCGTCATTCCTGCGCTGACCGGCATCGCGGCAACGTTGCTTGTGTTTAGACCGCCGCTTGCAAATCCATATTGCCCAGCACTCGGGCCACCTGCAAATCCATATTGCCCAGCACTCGGGCCGCCGCTCGACATTCCGTACTGTCCCGCTTGCGGTCCTGCGTTTACGCCTTGCGCGTTGACGTTCGCTCCAGCCATACCGTACCGCGAAAGCTCAGGCGCTTGCGAAATCTGCCCCGCGTTTACGTTTCCGCTTGCTTGACCGTATCTGCTCAGATCCGGCGCTTGAGAAATCTGCCCAGCGTTGCCAAGGTTCGTCTGAAGCCCCGCGAGGTTTGGATTAAACCCAGTTCCGAGCACTCGGCTGGCAGTCCCTAGCCCTTGCTCGCCTAGCCCTGCCAGAGCGGTCTGAACGCGCTGTTGAGCGTCTAGCGTCTGCTGTGCTTGCGGGGTCAACGTCTGCGTAATCGTTGGCTGGTCGCCGCCCGTGGTAGTTGTGTATTGCTCCCTTGTGGGCGCGTTCGTTCCTGCCGCCCATTTGTTCATTGCATTCTGGTAGCCAGCGGTATCGAACACGCTTTGATCGTCGTATCCGGTTGGAGTATAAAATTGGCTCTGCATCGGAACCGCCCCACGCGGGCTAGCTTGATACGCCGACATTGCTTTGTCGTAGTTCGCCTGGTCAAAACTCGGCGTCCCAAAAGTTACAGTCTGGCTTCCAAGAGGGCCGGATATGTTGGGATTGTTCATCCGCCCCTGAAGACGGGCAGTTTCAACGTTCGCCGCACCTTGGGCCGTTGCCGCTCCAGCGTAGTCAGGCGCAGCGGGCGGGCTGGGTGAGTCTTTTCCCATATCGTTCTCCTGTGTACCGGCACGAATCCCGCGCCAGCGTCAAAAATACAATGTCACCGTCCGGGCGACCGTCTTTGATTCTGCCTTCTTCGACAAAACCCATTTTTTTCACCAGCCTTAAGCTCTCGTCGTTCTCGCTTCCAACCGGCACGATAATCTTGTCCACTTGGCACACGTTAAACGGGTAATCAAATATTGCCGCCAGGTACTTTGGCGTAAGCCTTCCTTCAACCGCAATGTGACACCAGATGCTCTTGTGGTTCCAGTTCTCGTAGATCACACCAGCAACAAGCTCTTCATCACGCTCAAGGCCAATTGCGGTAGATCGGCCCTCAAAATACCCGCCACGCACCCGCTTTGCGACCCAATGGCCCACGCCTGCCCGAGTGGTTATATTCCAGCCCATCCGCTCTGATACACAATGTCCGTTGAGGCCCACTCAATATGCAGACCTTGAGAACTGCTCTTTAGCTGAATCCCGCCGCAATAGCCAAGACCTGTAATCCCTTGCCAGTTATTCGTGATTTGCAGCCCCGTACCCCAGATGGACGAATTCCACAAAGATGTGTCCCAGATCGCTACAGGGCTTGGAGAAAACGACAGCGTTGCGGTTGTGTCTGCAAGGTCGAAATCAACGTTCATCCCCACCGCTACCGAGGGAAGACCGTCCGTGAACAGACTAGGCCGCGCTCGGGTGAAGTATTTCTTTACGCCGCGAGACTCAAAGTAATTAAACGCTTGCAGCGCAACGGTCGTGATGTTGTTTGTGTTGTCGATGTAGTCATCATCCCAAGCCTTGCCAACAAAGCCATTGCCGCCGAAATAAGGATTGTCGTTAAACGTTTCCCAGACGTTTGCGTTCCAGCCGGTAAAGTTGCACCAGTTTTTTGTGATGTTGTTCATCACATATTGCTCTTGGCTCGCGCCTTCTTGGACGGGGACGTTAATCCAAAGAGCATTATTCTTGGATGAATAGAGAATTTCCCACCCGAAATTGCTTCCGTAAGTTGTCACCGCAGTCGTAATCGCACCTTGGATTTTGTTCGATAGTGCGATCCGAGGATCTAGGCGAGAGGACTGCAATGATCCCGCCAGGGGAACTAGGCCGTCCAAAGTAATAATCAGCAGATCGCCGCCGTATTTCATCATGCAGCGATTCCCCACGGGAGAACCCAGCTTCCAGACACCGATCAACGCCCAAGTGTTTGCGCTAGAAGGGTCTGTGCCGCTGTAGACGATGGCTTCGCCGTTGCTGGTGATGAACACAAGGTTATCGTCCACGCCATATCCAGCGTCGAGCGTCCATGTGTCGAGGTCTGTAAGCGTCCCGCCGTACTTGGCAATGGCGCTCAGATCCAGCACCTGTGCAGCCCCACCAACCGCGTTTACGGGCAGATACCAAGCCTTCAGAGTGTCTTTTTGGATGAACCAGACGCGGCTCTTGTGCAACGCAATATTAGAGAGGGTTGTTGTCGTAACGCCCGTGATCGCAATTGTCGATATTGCGGTGATGCTTTCCCACGTCGAATTATCGTAAAGCAGCGGCGCATCGACCCCGTTCACGCAGTAGAGATAGCTTCCCCCGGCGGTGGTGACGTTTATATGTTCCCAGCGTGAGTTAGTCAGTCCTGACTTTACCGCAGCGCCCACCACCCCTGTGGACGTAACGTCATAGATTTTTCCTCCAGCCCAGGCGAACAATTTATCCGCTGTTCCGGTCGAATAATTGACAAGCGATTCGACTTGTCCCGTGATCCCCGTCACCCATTGAACGTACCCACCGCGCAGGACAACGTTGCTCACGCTGGGAAAGAAATTCGTCAGTTGAACCGCGTCCAGAGGATCCATGTTCGCAATCGAATCCCGAGCATTCCAGCCGCCCACAGGAGCGGGAACAGACGCAACCCTGGCGGCGGTTCCCTGAACCAGATTACGGGCCATCAGTTCGCTCCGTAGCCGGAATCCGGGATGTTGTCATATCCGATTAACACACTACCCGGACGCGGCGCGAAGCTTAGGTTCGCAGAGGACATATCCAGCGCCATCGCTGCTTCAAGTTCGTAGGCGAAGTTCCGAAACATCGCAGTCGTGTCAAAGCCTTTCGCCTCAAAATACTTTAGCTTCGTCATCAAAACCATGAGCCGCGAGGGATAAATACAGGTATCCGTGTCCACCGTGAAACTCGTTTTCACAGCACCCGCTGCGCTCAACGCCCAGCCGTTCGATCTGTATTCAAAGCCCAGACATTCGGCATTAGAGAAACCGGGCCAGATTTGGAAGTACGATCCAAGCAAGCGCCAGCGAATCCTCGGGCCGGTCGAGATGTAGCCAGAGAGCAGCCATTCCCATTGCTGGGCGCTTTCAGGGCCGAGCATCTCCCAATGCTTGGATTTGTCCCACATCGTGCGCGGAACAAGGCTTTCGTAATCGCTGGGCAGGTCGTACTTCATTTTCTGGAAGTACGCCGTAGCAGCAGTTCCAGCGGCAGCGAAGTCTTGATTGACCGTTACCTGCGTTGAAGAATCAACCGAAGCGATGAACGTGTTCTGATTGATCCCAGTCCCGATGACTTGATAAGTCGTGTCCAGCCCTACGGTGCTCGGGATTCCGGTAATCGTGCGGGCTGCGGTCGTCCACGTTCCTGTTGTGGTCAGATACTCGGTGTAAAAAATTTTCTGCTTTGTAAGCTCGCGCCAATCAGCTTTGCGGAGCAGTTCATAGCCGCAAGCGTTCATAAGCGCGAGGATCTGCACAACGTCCTGGTTGGTATTACCGGCGACAGAGGCGGGAGTCGATACCCCGAGTTCGTTCGTTACCTGCTGCACCAACTGGAGCATCGTGCTCGACATAGCTAAACCTCTTTTTTAGGTCGTCCCGGCTTGCGTTTTTCTGCCAGCAGTTCTGCCATTTGTTCTTTGAGTTCTTCTAGTTCTGTGCGCGTTTTCGCCAGTTCTGTAGAACTCTCGCTCTGGTTCTTGTTTAGCAAATACGCCCGCGCTTTATCCCGCAGACCAGTAGCGCCCATGCCAACACGCTGAAGCTGCGCGTCCGAGGCCGTGGCAACTTGCTCAACAGTCTGAAATTTCAGGATTTGCAGTTCTGCCATCTGGTAATCGGTGAACTCTACCGGCTGATCCTTGCACCATTCCTGCAAAGGAGTGCCAATCGCTTGCGGCTCACCCTGCATCTGGAAATGCAGCCATTGCCGGGGAAACCGTGCTTTGTGGTCATCCCGGACAGGCTGGTCTACAACGTTCGTTTTGTCACCGGGGACGATGATCCGCACAAAAGGACGGTCTTTGTAAGGCTCTTTGTCGTAGGTGTAAAACTCAACGTGCAAGTGCTGATCTCCATTACCGATATCACTATCAAGCATTTTTATCTCCTGTGGGGAAATTTAAGCACCAGCAATCGAAACCCAAGTGGTTGCGGAAGTGGCGACAAACAGAACGCGCGTTGTTGTTGTAACCGAAAGGCTGGCGGCAGCAGCGTTAATCGTTGAACCGGTTGCCGGGTAAACGGTCAAGGTAGACGCGCCGCCGTTGTAAACCACAACCATCGCGCCAGCTTCAGTCGGAGGAAGTTTCACGCCAGTCGATGCAGCAGCAGTACCGATTGAGTTGTAGCAGGCCGACAGTTGCAGCGCATCGCTTGCAGCCGAGCCGGTTGCCGTGAGGCCCGTTGCGCCATCACCGCAGATGCTGGTGGTTGACAGCGGGGAGTTGCCGGACGAGAGAACACGCGAAGGGATAGCCATTTTTTAGATCCTTTGTGTTATGGGAATAGACATGGCTTTCGCCATTGCGAAGAGCAAACCTGAACCGCAGACCTCGATTACCACATCTTCCTGCGCGAACTCTCGCGCAATGTTCTGGAAGTCCTTCACTTGCTGGCACATCCACGGAGCAGCCTTGTACTTCTGTTCGTGGATCGAAGCCGTGATGATTGTTTCGCCATCGTTCGACTCTTGCTTGTAAACATGGTGCTGGTCTTCCGAGTAGCTAGAGTCCATGCCGAACAGGTAGATGCGTTTATAACCTTTCAGCTTTGCAAGAACCATCGCCAGCATCCCGACAGTCGTTAAACCGCCCATAAGATGCACAGGACGCTCTTTCTCGTCCTCGAGGTACTCGTAGACTCCTTCAGTCTGAACGTGTACCAGATCGACGTTAAAGCCCTCCAGAGCGTCGAATATGCAGGGATCACATTGGCTGGCGATATAGAACTGCGTCTGCGGCTTCGGATTCTTCACGAACCGCACGTTTTCAGGTCGCGCATCCAGCATCACATGACCGTCAGGAACGATTCCCCGCTTAGTCAGCCAATCGTATGAGCCGTTGACGCTCCAGACTTGAGCGCCGTTCTGGAACCGCGCCGCCAGTTGTGGGAATGATTTGTTGAGGCTCGGCCCACCTCCGACGATGCAAATGCTTTCCTCGTTTGACTTTTCATCAAAATCGAACCAAGAAAGCTGCCTTTTACAAGACAGCTTTACGTTCCCCAGCATTACGCTGGGGGCCGTATTTCCTACAACGTCTAAAACTGCTTCGACCATTTAAGTAATCTGGCCTTGCAGGTGAGGACGGTTCAGCGTCACCGTGACCGTCGAAACGGTCGCAGCAATCGTTGCAAGGTTTGCCGAACGCGCTCCGAGAACCTGGAGACCCGCAGAGGCAAGAACCTTAACGCGACCAGCGGTGGCAGACAGGAACAGCGTCACCTGCGGGGTAACCGCAACTGCCGTTTTCTTGACTACCGCGTTTCCTTCGATCTGATACCAGCCGAACGTGCCAGCAAGGTTAGCAGACATTGCAACAGCAACCGGACAGGCTTGGTTTCCCGTGTTCGGAACCAGAACCGTCTGATAGGTCGTTGCGTTGTACGACACCAGCGAACCGACAACCGTTGAAGCCACCCCGACGAGCAGGATGAATTCGCCTTCGCCGTAAGTCGGATCGTCAGCACGCACGATCTTTCCGAGGACGTTGGGCGGAGTCGGGATAACGGTAGCCGTTCCAGACGAAACGCCGCCCGGAGAGGTCACACCCGTATCGATGACGGCGATCTGAAGCAGACCGGCTTGGTTTTCAATGATAGTAAAAGCCATTTTGCTTCTCCTTTAAGCGATCAAAACGCCGCAAAATTGCGGGCCGGAGGACGTAAGATTGCCCGCCCAACCGATCAATTTCACAATCATTCTGTTACTTTCAGCCTTTCGGCTTACTGACCATCTTTCGATGGCGGGGAAACCACTTCGGATCTCCCTCACCGGCTTCAATAAAGTTATACCGATGTTCAGACTATCGCTTCCGCTTTCGCGGCCCTCTCACTTAGTCGTTCACGGTGCTTTCGCTTCCGCCCTGTCGCCCGCTTCCGGGCTTCCAAGTCAATCAGAGAAGGTTTATAGACACCATTTTAATGAAACGTTGGTTTAGCGTCTTGGTTAACGGCTTGCCGTTCGCCGCCAATCGGTACGAAATTCCTGTCAACGTGGGGCCGGAACATCATGTACTTCGTGTTCAGGAACCACATATGCGAGGCAGTCGCGGCAGAACCGATACCGCCGTCGAGCACCACATCCGAGGCCATGCCAGCGCCGTAGTATTTCAGCGAAGCGAAACCAGCACCAGCAGACGAGTTGCCCGAGTCAGAGATACGCTGAATCGACTGAAGCGATTGCAGATACAGACGGTAGTAAATGTTATCCGCCACGATCAGATCGGGTTTGTCGGTTCCGCGAATCAGTTGCACAGCCAACGAGTCCATGTACTGCTGGATGTTGGAGGCTGAAGTTGCTGAGCCGCCGTTCGTCACGCCCGAATAAGCAACCGACTGCCAGAACGTATAAGTGGCGCGGTTGATGCCGCCATACGTCCCAGAGGTCGGAGCATCCGGCACAGCCGCGCCGAGGCCCGTGATGTTCTTGCCGCTGTTGCCGGTTCCGTCCAGATAGATATCCCCACCGATACGGTTAGCCAGTTGAGCTTCAGCCACGTTCATGCGACCGTCGAGCAGGTCGATGATCGCTTCCTTGCCGCTGTTCTGGATCATCTCCAGGCCGCTGATCGAGACTGCCGCAGCGTACTGGGTGATGCCGAACTGAGCAGCCGAGATCGGGCTGTTTTGCGACACGTTCAGCACTTCGTAACCCGAGTAAGAGTTCGTGTTATTGGTCGTGCTGTCGTTGTACATGATCTCTTGGAGGATGACGTTACCGCCGGAAAACGTTTTCACGTTTCCGCGTTCTTTCAGCCTACGCAAGAGTGCGTTGTTGTTTGTTACGTTGTCCGCAAGCTCACCCGAGCGACTTTGAATGTTGGTCGCAATGATGTCACTAACGGAACTGTTGGCGAATGCCATGTTTTAGCTCCTTGAAAGTGGTTAGAGTCGTTCGCTGAGGTTTTCAAACTGCTCTGCCAGCAACGCACGACGATCTTGCGCTTTGGATTGAGTAGCCGCTCCGGGTGTGGAGCCTCTGACGCTCACCGCTGCCGCCCTTGCTGCTTTCGCAACCCTATCGGCTCCGGCCCTCTTTGTCTGCTCAACTTGGGCTTGTTTGCCAGCGTGAACAGTCTCAAAAAGTCCCGGATCTAGGCGCACCGCTTTGTCGTAAGCATCTTGCAAATCGGTCGCAACGCCGCTCTGTAGGAGCTGGATCATCACAGGCCGTGCTTCTTCAAAATGCTCTGCCTTCTGCGAGAAATTGTTTATTTCTCCAAGAAGGGCTTGGTTTTGTAGCTGTTCTTGCTGCTGTTTCCAGCCCATCACCTCGCCGCGAACCGAATTTAGCTCGTTTTGCAAGGCATAAAACTGTGGATCTACGGCAGTCTGTTGTTGCAAACCACCGACATCAGATAAATTTACTCCGTAACTTTGTGCAAGTCTAGCAAAATATTGGTGTTTCTCAGCGGGTTGCGAGTTTCTCAGGATGTGGTCTGCTTCCATCAAGGCTTTTACAGCCTTCGGAGCATCAATCCCCAGACCCGTGATTGTCTGCATATACGGGGCAATGACCTCTTGCATCTGATCCGCGAACTGAGCTTTAGAGCGCAACGGCTCAATTCCCGCCTTCATCTGTTCTTCGCGCTGATGGGCGTATTCTTTCAGCCTATCGTCGGCGGTTTGCCAAACCTCGTGGTAGTCCTTTTTCCAGCTTGCCGGGGGGCGCTTCCAGACGGGATCTTCCTGCACCTCTGCTTCTGGAGTCGTTTTAACGGGCGTTTCGGCTTTGGCGTATTTGCCAGCATCGTCCCGCGCTGGTTCAGCGGGGCTGGTTTCGATTTCGTCAAATTGCTGGGCAAGCATTTCGCGGCGGGCATCGCCGTTCTCGACTGGGACAATCTCGTTAAGGTCAGACATTTTTGCTCCCTGTGGGGGTCATTTGCGGGTGAAACGAATATCATCCCTGAGCCGTGAAAGCACTTTATTGGCTTGGGAATGGGTCATATTGGCAAGCTGAGAGCGCAAAACCTCGCGCCGGGTGTCTTTTACGATTACAGGCTTGGATTCCATCTTTTCGTTGCCGACTTCAAAGCAGTTGTGCTTTTTCAGGTGTTCCCGGTGCTGGGAGCGGCTCGTAATCATTGAGCCGTCAGCCATCGACTGATAGGGCTGGATATCTGGCTGGATCATCACGCCTTCAGCCGGGGTTCGCTGATCTATCGGGACCCACTCACCGTTAATCGAAACGTATCTCATAGCAGCATCATCACTTCTTCGTCGTCCAGTTCGATGTGTAGGTTCCAGATCCGCTCAACCCGGTCCAAGTCGTCGAGCATCTTGTCGTAATCAATCGCAGGCAAAGTCGATGCGCGTTTCTCTGTATACGGCGCTGCGATCTCTGTCGCAACGTCTGGTCTGCCTTCAACGATTCGCTCAAACGCATAAATAATCTCGTCTTTTCGCCGTTTTTTGTCTTGTATTTCTTTTGCGAACTTCTTTTTGAGGTAATCGCCATCGTGGGTATCCAGCACAACAATCGGGGTAACGTAGTCCCAAGTTGCGCTGTCCCAAGTGCCGACATCCCATTCGCCATTCATTATTGAACGACTTCGACCCCGATTGCTCTACCGTCCGGGCCGCGAATGATTCGTTTTTTCGCCGTAAGCGCCGTCATAATATTTCCCATCCTGTCATTTGAATCACTTTGCGTTTGTGCAAGTTCTTTCTGCATTTGACTTACTTGCGAGAGTCCCGTTCCCAGTTCTTGAGCCATCCAAGTCGTGCTGGCTGTGATTGCGTCCACCAAGGGCGGGTCGCCGCCTGGGTTCGCGCCAATCCTCGCCACCGTGACCTTGGTTGCTGCCTCTAGTTCTGCCTTCCAGCGATTGAATTCGTCCTCTTGCGCGGCTTGCTGCGCTTTCATCGCCATTTCGTGCTGCATCTTCTGTTCTTCGATCTGCGCTTGCATCTGAGCAAGTTGCATATCTGCTTGGATCTTCGCTTGATGCATTTGGGTGTCGATCTGCGCCTTTATCTGAGCGGCTTGCGAGTCTGCTTGCATCCGCATCTGTTCGCCTTGCGCCGAGGCTTGCATCTTTGCCTGCTCGAGTTGCTGCGCGGCTTGAATCTTTATCATTTCTGGGTCTTGCGGAGCGGGTTTCGGGTTCATCGCCGCTTGCTTTTGCGCTTGCTTCATCTTCTCCAGAGCTTGATCTATTGCCCCTTCGATTGGCGCGGCTTGCTTGAATGCTCCAACCCCGAATTTCATCAGTTCGACCAGCATCGGAACCAATTCGGGCGATTGCTGACCCACAGGCAACGCTTCGCGCATGAAACCGCCGAACGCGGTCAGGAATTCCACGCGATCTTTCTTGTTCTGTTGTTCGTCAAGTTGAACAAGACTGTCCGAATCCACCTCGATCCTGAAGTTTCGCAGCGGGCTTTCTTGCAGCAGCATGAGTGCTTGCGGGACTAGGGCTTGGTCTTCTTCGCTCATCTGCTCAGCGGCTGAGTACTCCAGAATCGTCTTAGGCTGAAACTTCGTGCAAATGATCTGCGCTTTCAGACGGATCAAACCACTAGCAAACAGGGCGACTTCTTCTTGCATTGAGCGCAGCCGCAGTCCGGCGTACTGGCCCTTGATCTGCTGTGCGGTCGCGGTTTCAGACGCACGGGACGCGCCCCGAATGATGTCGCTGATGCCGGTGATTTCGTAGATTTGCGCCTTGATATCTTCCCGCGCCCGATAGCATTGCAGCAAAGCGTTCGACAGCACATCTAGCGGCAATAGGTCGATGCTGCCTTTCAGTCCGCCCTTCTCCGAGAAGGCCATCCACTTATCGACGGGGATCAGCGCGTTGTTTTCTCCTTCAGTCAGCAGCCGTTGAAGGCTTGGCTGGCTTGCGTCATAGACACCTCTGACCCGTAAAGCCTTCACAAGCCCGTCGATTCGATCCGAGAGGATATCCAGTTCATTGGCTTGATCTTGGTACAGGATAAAGTCAGGAACCGGCACAAGCG